TCTGTTACACTAATAGCCGCTTGTGCTCTTGCATCCGTATAATATAAGTTAGTGCCTTCTCCAATATGTGTTGTTAACACAGAAGCCGCATTACCTTGAAGTATATGAACAGCCTTAATACTGTTAGCGGCAATTTCGTCTGGTCCAACAACACCTGTGCCTAAAGCACTTGATAGTACAACGTCTGTTGTTCCATTAAAACTTACTGCACCTGCTTGTACATCACCTGTAATACTAAAATTTCTATTATTTGTTAATTGTGTTGCTGTACTGGCTGATGTGGCATTACCTGAAAGTGCTCCAGTAATTGTACCCGAAGCAGTAATATCTGTTGCAGAAATATCTCCGTCAACAGTTAATGTTGTTGTAATGGCTGGACTTGTAGAAAGTGTTAATGTTCCTGCTATTGAATTGAATAATAAAGATGCGTTTGCATCTCCTGATCTTAATTTTAACTCACTGTTTGTTGCTGTTGGAGAAGTATCTTTTGTAAATCCGTCTGCATTTACAACTAAAACGTCACCACTAAAATTAGTTTGGGAAAAAGAACTTGTTTCTACAAATTCCTTTTGTTCCAACTCTCCTTCAATAGTAAGTTTACCCTGGATTACCAGTTCTTCATCGGCATTAATGTAAGTGCGTTTAAAATTAGCCATCTATTATCTCTCAAACAAAATTATTGTTGTTATGTATTAACAACTATTTATCATATTTGATTAAAAAGATTTTTTGGTCAAAAAAAAGCACTCCTAAGAGTGCTTTTTAATGTTTCTACTGAAACTGTTCTAATAAGTCTTTTAAGGCTTACTGGAATGCAACGTTTGACAAGGTAATTGCGTCGACGTAATCTGCCGCATTACCAAGCGATGAAGCAGTATTAGTAAGTTCTTTATAACCATACCTGGTCATGAAACTTACTACTGGTTCAAAACTTGCTGGATCCATTACTGGACCTGTGCTCATCAATGGAACGTAAGGGCAATAGAATGCAGGAGCATCTGTTTCAGATGAACCTTTATATCCTACTAGCACTTTAGTACCATCAGCCGCGTAGTTATCTACAAAAACTTTAACAGTTCCGTTCAAAGTTCCAACAAACTTAGTGTTAGTTGGTGCTTCAAAAGAACCTTCAGTTGTTCTTGCAAAAGTCGAAGTTGACGCACTTTGTAAGATTGTCAATGCTTCTGGAGATACAACAACATAGTTACCAGCGCCACGTCTTGTTCTAGCCGCGATTCTGTTAGCCGCTCTGTTGATCTCTATAGCCAATGCCGCATGTCTGTCACCGACAAATACACTAGTACCACTCAATGAAGAGAAGTCAAGTGTAGTTCCAGCGCCAGCAAGAGTTCTTAGTGAACCGATAATTTCTTGGTCGATTTCAACTACGATTTCTTGTGCTAAGGCTTGCATAATTTCTGCTTCGACGTCAACGCCGTGCATAGATTCTGCATCTTGAGCCGCCTCAAAAGTCCATCTTGCTGAAAGACGTCTTGTCTTCGCTTCAACAGTTTCTTTTAAGATTTGAATGCTCATTTTCTTACCTGGAAGTCCCTCAGCAGATGCTGTTGCATCTGGAGAACCTGCGTAAGAGTTTGCAAGTTTGAAAGGACTTAATGCCTCGTCACCTGCTGTTGCTCCACCACCAGTTTCCGCATAACGGACCCTTAGTGTGTGAATTTGTCCTACTGGACCAGTCATAGGCTGAACGCCTACTAGTTCGTTAGCAATAACTGAAGGCATAACCCTTCTAATTAATGGTAACATAACTTTATTTAATGTTGCTACGGATCCTGCACCTGTTGCACCTGCGGTTGCGGCCTCTGACAATTGACGCTTTGCGTTTTCGAGTACCACGTCCATAGTTTGCTTACGTTGACCTGTAAGGCCTTCTGTAAGTGCTTCTTTGGTTGCGGACCAGTTGCTTTCAAATAAATTTGCCATTTTATACTCCTATTATTTTGAAAGTCCGGCTAGTTTACGGATAGTATCTATTTCGACGATATCATCCGTTCTGTCATTGGCTTCTGCTGTTGCAGTCACCTTTTTATCACCAGTGTGTTCTTTTGTTACTGATTCTGTGATAGTCTTTTTCACTCTTGGTGTTTCGCCATCTAAAACTGATGGAAGATACTTATTAAATTGCTTCTCTAAGTTATCTGTCTTAACACTTTCAAGTAAATCTGACATGATTTCTTTCTTCTCTTTGCCTAATGGTGACATAAGTTCATTTAATGTATCTTTACGATCAATTAAATCTTTTGCCACATTCAACTTGCTTTCAGTTAAAGCAATTTGCTCGTCTTTCGATTCTGCTTTTGCTTTTTCTTCGTCAAGTTCAATTTTCATTTCGGCTAGTGTTTTCTGAACTGCTTTAATTTCTTTCGCTTCGTTCAAGTATGAATTACCATACTCATTAGCGAATGCTTCAAAAATTCTGCGTCCAAAGTCGTTCTCACGAGCTGATGTGATGTCATTACGGAAAGATTTGACTTCATTTGTAATAACGTTGTTAACAACGCCTTCGACTTTTTCAGCCGCTTTACTAATAAACTCTTTTTTGGCTTCTGCTAATTGCTTTTTGCCTTCTCTTACCATTTTGACTTTCTGCTCAACTAATGCTTTCTTGTCTTCGTGGAACTCAGTGAGCTCCTCTGCAAGTTGTTCTGCTACAAAATCGTCTAATTTTGTAACATGATCACTTGTACGAATCCTATCTGCACGAAGTTCTTTAACTTCTTTAGCGACTTGTTCTGTTACGAATTTGTCTAATAGTTTTGCGTGTTCACTGACAGCCTTGCGATACTTAACTTGTTGGTCTGCTAATGCTTTCCTGTCTGATGCAAGTTCAGTAACTTCTGCTTCTACTTTTTCAGAAATGAAATTGTCCATTGCTTCAACGATCTGACCTTTGTCATGCTCGTATCGCTGGGCAAATTCTTCTCTAAGTTCTGCAGTAAGCTCTTCTCTTGCTTCAACAAGTTTGCTTTCCCAAGCCTCTTGAATGGTAGTACTAACTTCTTCAGAAAGTTCTATTCCTTCAAGTATCTCGTTAAATTTCACTGCCATAGTAGTCTCCTACTTACTTTGTATTTAATTCCTTAATAAATCGAGTTATTTCGTTCATTAAGTGTTTTTCTGCACTTTTATCGTGTGTTAATGCGGTTGCTGTATTATAAATAGTTGCACCGCCTCTCATATTGAATAAACTCTCATAAATTGTTTTTGGGTAGGCATCTGGAGCACTTGGTTGTGCCACAATGTCTACTGTTACTATATCAAAATCGGAAACTTTACCGCTTTCATTAACGTTACCGCTCCCTCTACTTGATACACCTAATTTTGCTCCCGCCTTTAACAATGCTGATGCAATGTTTCCCATTGGTGTTTCTATGATTTTAAGTTTACCCATGCCATTATCACCGTCCATATGCATGTCTGTGATTATATGGCTTACTCTATCTAGGTTAATTTGTAACTCTTCTGGATGATCTAACTCTCCCATTACAGTTTCTCCTTCACCTAATCTAGTTCTTACATCTTCTACAGCACGAGCAATCTCATCACGGGGATAAATCCTACCGTTCTGATTTTCTACTACACCTTGAATAAAAAGTCCTGATAAAAACAAGTCTTTTCCATTCTCGGATTCCATTAATGATAGCCCTGCTTGTGCCGGTGCTATAAATTCATAGAGTTTTCGTGCCATATTAAATTACTCCTAAAGAAATAGTTATTTAGACCGCTTTATGGTCTACGTTAATATTGTCTGTAGGTGTGTTGTCCTTTGCTGAGTCGCCCTTCTTGCCATCACTGCCGTCTTTAGAACTAACAGGTTTTGCTAGATCAACAGCCGGTTGTGCTGGTGCTTTAGTTAAAGATGATTCAGTTGAATCAGGATTTTCATCCTTTGGATCTGCAACAGCATCAGAAAGTTTAGTTGCTTCTTCAACAACTTCTTCAGTTGATTCTTCAATATCATATTCTACTGACTCTTCTTCCATTTCTGGGTCCATAGGAATATCAATTGGTTCGTCTAACTCAAGTTCTTCTGCGTCGTCTCCGAAATCTTCTTCGTCTTCTGCATCGTCGCCCAATAACTTTTCAAATTCAGCTCTTAGA